AGAACCAAAACCTAAAAAAGAACCAAAACCTAAAAAAGAACCAAAACCTAAAAAAGAACCAAAACCTAAAAAAGAACCAAAACCTAAAAAAGAACCAAAACCTAAAAAAGAACCAAAACCTAAAAAAGAACCAAAACCTAAAAAAGAACCAAAACCTAAAAAATCAGAACCATTGGACACACCATTATTTGATTTTAATGATAAAACTACATAGGTATTTATGAGAATATTAGTAACCGGTTCAACAGGTTTCATTGGTCGTAATATGTTAGACTGGTTAAATCAAGAAGAATTCTGGGAAATTGATACATGGACGTGGGACCCAAACAATTTCCCAGATGTTAAAAATTATAAATGGGTGATACATTTAGGCGCAGTCACTGATACAAGTGACACCGATGTTGATACAATAATATATAAAAACTATGAATTTAGTCAATGGTTGTTTAATGAATGTAACTTGAATAAAGTACATATGCAATATGCAAGTACGTGTGCAGTATATGGCAACTCTAATGATTTTTCAGAGTTTGCTCCATGTCATCCACATACTGCATATGCTTGGTCAAAATACCTATTTGATAGATGGGTGTTTCAACAACAACAAAATATTTATGTCCAAGGATTCAGATATTTTAATGTATACGGGCGATATATGCATACAAAGGGGGCACATACTGATATTATTTGTAGATGGAGAGAACAAGCTAAAACAGAGGGTAAAATAACCGTCTGGGGCAATGCACATCGTATTAAACGTGATTGGGTATGGGTAGGTGATGTATGTAAATTACATATTGATTTTATTAAACAAGTGAATGGGTCTGGTATTTGGAATGTTGGGACTGGATTATCACACTCATATTTGGACATTGCCGAAGAAATCGCATTCCAAGAAGATGTCCCATTAGAACTAGTTGAACCTAAAAATACAGAACAGTATAATACGAAGGCCGATTTAACTTTGTTGAAATCTACGATTGGTAGAAGAAAATGGGCATCGGTATATGATTGGATTGATCGAGGAATATAATAAATACATGATATTAAGGATTTAATCATGCGTATAAGTGAAATTTTATCAGAAGAAAAAATTGGTGTAGAACCAAAAAGAAAAGTAAGAGAGGGTAGCCGCGATCCACGTGGACACAAACCAGTAGCACCTTACAAGGTTGATGAAGAAATTGAATTAGACGAAGCAGGAAAAGCATCCAGAAAATTGTGTTTATCTAAAAAAACCGATAAAGAACTAGGTGCTAGCCAGCTTTCATCTTGTAAAGCACAAGGATTGAGAAAACGCGATACCAATCGTAAATTCAAAACCGGTGGCGAATCAAAACCAAAAAGTATTAAAGGTAAATTAGTCAAAGCTAGTGATTATGGTGGGCCATTACCAAAGTGGAAAGGTAACTAATGAGATTTTATGAATTTAAAATTTTAAAAGAAGCAGAAGGATTTACATTATCGCTTCCAACAAGAATGATCTCCCCTGATGTTGCTGATTTACAAAAAGTATTAGTAGCATTCGGTTATGATGTTGGACCACCAGGGGTTGATGGGATTTTAGGGAAATATACTAAATCTGCTGTTGCTAAAGCACAAGGTGCTTTAGGATTACCAACTACCGGAAAACCAGATGAACAACTCATTACTGGGTTAAATTCTGCATTGGCAGAGAATCCAGAAATTGCGGGTAGATTAACTAAGAGTACTGAAGCTGATATTAAAGATAGTGGGCAATCAGTTGATGTTGATGTTAGTATTATTCAAGATCCAGATTTCAATAGGAAACTTGAAAAAGTCTCGTCTGAGTTAGGGGTAAAATCTAATGATTTAATTGCAATTATGAAGCAAGAATCAGGTGTAAATCCACAAGCAGTTAATAAATCATCCGGTGCAACTGGGCTTATTCAATTTATGCCAAGTACTGCTAGAAGATTGGGCACATCAGTTGAAGATTTGCATAGAATGACCGCAGTTGAACAACTTGATTATGTTTACAAATATTTTAAAATGATTGGAATTAAACCAGGAATGGGGGTTGGTGATTTATATATTGCAGTATTTTACCCAGCAGCATTAGGCAAGGATGATAATCATGTTATTAGTTCAAGTGGACATGCAGTATACGATCAAAATAAAGGATTAGATAGAAATAACGACGGAACAATTACTATTGCCGACGTAAAAAATTCTGTATCAAGATTTGTATAGTTAAATAACTATATGAATTTAATCGGAAAACTATTAATCGCACCACCATCAGTAAAAGGCAATTTATGGTATAAAACAGTTATAATGGTAACTGAACACCATAGAGACGGTAGTATAGGTTTGATAATCAATAAACGTAGCCCAGTGACCGTAAATGAACTGGGCGAACGATTGGGATTAGAAATTGACCTACCTGGATTCGTTTATATTGGTGGTCCAATAAGTCCAAAAAGTCTTAGTATAATCCATTCTAATGAATGGCGTACTAGTAACACCTTACGAATCAATAATCAATTTTCATTAAGCTCATCAGAAGATATGCTTACCAGATTATCAAGAGGCGATACTCCAAAAGAATGGAGGATGATTGCCGGTATGTGTGGATGGGCTGAACATCAATTAATGAATGAAATAAACGGAATATCACCGTATAAACACGAAAATAGCTGGTGCATTGCTTCAAGTGATCCAGAATTAGTGTTTGACACCGATAATAAAGAACAATGGGCAAATGCACTAGATAAATCTGGTATGGAGTTTGCACAAAGTATCTTGGCATAATCACTTTATTGTGATATAATACACATTTAACAGAGAGAAATTATTATGGACTGCTTACTGCTGAACGCATCAGGAATGCCAGTAAGTGTTTTACCACTTAGCACTATAAATTGGCAAGATGCTATAAAATACATTGTGCTTGAAAAAGCCGATGTAGTATTATGGCACAATAATTGGACTATCCGCTCCGCAAACTGGGAAACTAATGTTCCATCAGTTTTAATTCTACGCGAATATATGAAACCAAAAGCAACGGTCAGATTTAGTCGCTCTAGTATTTTCATCCGTGATAATGGAGAATGTCAATATTGTGGGTCTAAACTAACTAAAAATACCGCGACATTAGATCACGTTGTTCCATCGTCTAAAGGTGGTAAAACTTCTTGGGATAATACCGTTATTGCATGTGGTCCATGTAATTCCGCTAAAGGCGATAAACAACATGGGTACAAACCGCGCATTAAACCATATAAACCAGATTATTTCGAATTAGTTAATAAACGTAAAAAATTTGAGTTCAATGTTAAACATAAGGAATGGTTGGAATTTATCGTATGAAAAATTGGTTATGGAAAATAGCTGGATTTATATTGTTAGGAATTACATACCTGGGTATTATATTACCTGGGTTGCCATTCAGCCCGTTTCTCGTAGGAGCTGCTATTTGTTTTAGTAAAGGTAGTCCTGTAATGAATAAATGGTTATATAATCATAAACATTTTGGACCATTCTTAACTAATTGGATTGATAACAAAATATTTCCAACTAAAATGAAATATATGATGTTACTAGTTATGGCTAGTTCGTTAGCTATTCTATGGTTTACTACTTATAACATCAAAGCTACTTGCTGGTCAGGTGGCTTTATGCTACTAGTTGCTATTTGGGCTTGGCGATTTCCAGGTAGTTTACAAGAATATTACAGACGTGATACATTAGGAAAAAAGATGGGCTGGTTTAAATAAAGTTAAATAGTAGTACTTAATTAAAGGACTACTATGAAATATATTTTATTTTTAATCACTGCATTTTTTACAGTTCCTGTACATGCTTGGGAACAATATGCACCTTACCCAATTGAAAAATGTCAAGTTCAATCACCATATGGCTTTCCACAAACTGCTAAACAAGGTGTAGCAATTTGTCGTGCCGGTTATGTTACATTAAATGATACAACTGCTAAATTGCCAGTGTGGGTTTCTTATACACTTTATCCTGAATATGCATTAGGATGTGTACCACGTTCTAATGGATTCGCACCTGATCAAAGTTTACCAAAAGGCAGTAGAGCAGAACTGGTGGATTTCAAGGGTTCTGGATATGATATTGGGCATATTGTACCAAATGCTGACCAATCAAGATTCGATCAATTGGAGAAGGAAAGCTTTTTATTGACAAATATGGCAGCCCAGCTCCCAAACTTAAATAGAGGAATTTATAAATTACTTGAAACAAGCGTTCGCGGATGGGTTGTTCAAAGAAATCATCCATATGTAATTTATGCAGGGCCAATTTATAACCAATCAGATAAAACTATTGGACCTAACAAAGTAGTTGTACCGCATGCGTTTTATAAAATTGCAATAGATACAACTACTAATGAAGTAGCTGGTTTCATTTTCCCGCATCAAGCAGGATTAGGAAATGATTTAACAAAAGTTAGAGCACCAATTACACAAATACAACAACTGACTGGCATTACATTTGCATACCCTGCTAATGCATCGGAATTACCACTTGACCAATTATGGCCGGTTGATTTTGGTGCATTAACTAAATCGAAACAAACGGAATGCAAAGGTAAAAACTAATTAGTTTTAAATTTACAATTGTCAAAATGCCAGCGGGTTGCATTACCAATCGTGCTGGTTTTTTGACAGTGTGGACACGTTTTTAGTTCTTGTAGATAAGTAGGTTTTTCTCTATTTTGATGAGCTATTTTCATTTTGATTTTCGTATCAGTAGAATGATGTTTTCCTTTCATCGCGCCAACCTTCCCATACATTGGATTATTTTCACCCAAATTGGCGAGACTTAATTTCTCTTTGATTATGATTGCTTTTTCTTCCCCGAAGCGTTCTTCAAATGTTTTTCCTTTTATTTTAGCAATAGTTTCAACGGAATGCTTCCTACCAGTAAAAGTACCAGGTTTTCCATATCTAGGATTTTTATCACCTAACATTTTTATACGTTTTTTCTCAGATATTTCTTTAGCTTTTTCCTCACCAAATATTTCATTGTAACTTCGACCGAATCTAGATATTTTTTGAATAACTGGTTTTAATGATTTTTTATAAAGCCATGTATTTTTTAATTTATTGATTTTTTCGAGTGCTTTTTCTTCCCCATACAGCTCAATATATGATTTACCTTTATTGTTAGATAGTTGCCCTTTATTTCGTATACTTGCCTTATGTTTTTGTTCATCTGTCCACAATCGTCCGAGTGTACCATCACCACCAAGTGTCATATTGTATCCAGAATGATAACTATCATATAAATTAATAAAATAAGACTCCATTACATTTTTTGAATGGGCTCCATCTAAAGATTGATAGATTATTTCAAATGTGAATGTATCTATCCCATATTTTTTAATAGCGTAGTATAAATGCGAATTTATTTTTCTTGAGTTTCTAGCATGTTCTACAATTCTTCTTTCAAAATTATTTGTAAAACCTATATAAACTTTCTCATTATTTGTATTTGTAATTTTATAAATGGAATAAATATCCATGTTGATACTCCTTTACAGTATTAAAGTAGATGGGAACGCCAATTCCGCGATCTACATAATTATTTATAAATATTACTATGAAAATATTATACTA